AACATTTGTGATGAGTTTTTGAGCTTCAACACAAGTCCAGAGAATGATTTCCATAGATGAACGATCCGTTCCGAGTCGGCTTACTTCCGTCTGTTTCCAGATGAACGTGAGATCATTATAGATCTTATATGCTATATAGTCAAGCAGTTTTGTAACATCTGTTACAATTTTATAAATTCTTCATGTGAGAAAATTTTGCCGGAAAAATTTTCCCCGATCTGGGAAATCACTTTCGCTTTTTCTTTTCAGGGGACTTATAACCCCAGAGTCTTGGATTAATCCTACCATGCCCAAAGTCAATATTCTTTAAATTATCACGAAACTTATCCCAATACATATCAAACAATTTAACTCTTCCTCCACGAGTGAGGTCAAAACAAATCTTATCATCAAACATGTACTTTATAATATAAGCATCATTTGGAGCATCTTTAGTGCAAACTTCAGCATAAGACCCATCTTGAATCAGTATCTCACAACCGTAACGTGATTTACAAGTTTCTTTTTCTGCGGGTGTCCATGAATCCATATGTTTTTCCGCTTTTTGTGCTCTTTCAACAACATCACTCAATTTACTCACGAACGTCCTCCCCACGTAATATCAGGATATGCCTGAGAAATAATCTCTTTAGTAATTTTATACTTTTCGTCAAGTCTTTTATCTTTACAGAGACAAATAATTTCTGCCTCAAGAGGATGAAGACCTTGAAGAATATTGATAAACATAGTTTCTCTACGAAGAGAACTTAGTCCATCATTACCACCTTTGATAAAATTATAAAACTTAGAATACTCTTTACGAATTGAAGAAAAACCTTGATCCTGAGAACCAAGTGAGTTACTACCAACTTCACTCATTTTGGTTACAGCATCTTCAATTTTTTCGCTTATTGTTCCACTGAAAGAATTCTGTTCTCCAACACTTGCATAAGGAACTTCTCCAGGAGGAAGAACGGAGATGATACTCTCATCAAAATTCCAAATAAAAATAGCTTTCAGGGAAGGATGCTCATATTTTTGAAGAACCTCAACTTTTTTAGCATTCGTTCTTTGCTTAGATGCAAGTTGAAGAACTTCAAAAGCAAAAGGATTAGCAGGCAAATCGTTAATTGGTGTTTCCGTTTTTGCCTGAACTACCGCTGCTTTTGGTTTTGTTGTTGTCTTTTTTTGTGTTGTCGTGCTCATAAAATTTCAAAATCTAAAATCATTTACCTTATTTAGTCTAATCTTCTTCATCATCTTCTTCAAGATCATCATTAAAGTAATCAGGATTAAAACTGATTGCTAAAACTTCATCAGGAATTACATTACCCTTTTCATCAAAGAATTCTGGGTGAAGTTTTGGACGGTCTTGATAATTCATCATATATTCTCTGGCAGTCCAACCAGTTACAAGTCCCACTACAAGAAACAAAACGGTTAGGAATGAACCAAAAACTAAACTAACTGCTAACATTTCTTTTTCTCCGGGAAATTAATTTTCTTTTCCTTGACTTAAAGGAAAATTCAAAATAGATAGTTACTTCCCGATTCAGAAAGCAAACCATCTTTTCAAAAATAATATGAAACGGTTGAGTTTGCTTTCTTTTCCCTCCATAGAGTAGAACTTCAACGCCACGATTCTTGTGGTCAGAGTTATTTATGTTAGTATCAAACAATTTGCTTTTCTTTCAAAAACTTAACTGTATCTGTGCATCCACCAAGTCTTTGCTCATCACAAAGCACTTGAGGAAATGTAGAACCTTCACCAAATTCAGCGTAAAACTCTTCTTTAGTAAAGTGTTCATCTAAATTATACACTACAAAGTTGCTTCCAGTCAACTCTAATACTTGTTTGACTTTATAGCAATAAGGACAATTTTCTTTCGAATAAACTGTAAAATTCATAGGTATCATTAATTCTTTAATATTTATTTTAGTATCCATCTTCATGCCAAAAACAATCGTCAAGATACGGTTGTAATTTCCAAGGAATTCCTGGAATATTCCATTCAGTTTTACCTAACCAATTAAAATCAACAATAGATTTTGGAAAAGATTTAAAAACTTTAAAAGTTATAGAATCACTAATCTCTTTGGCAGTGTTCCAGTTAGGAGCATTATCATACAAATACTCAGATGATTTTAAGAGCATACGATTAATAAATGATTCAAATCTGGCACAATAATGAGATCCTAAGTAAGTTTCAGATCTAATAAAACAATCATAATAATTACCTAAGTCATACTTAGAAATATTAATTAAATCCGTTATTCCATTTTTTTCTAATGGAATATCAAATAAATTAATTAATGATTCCGTTCTTCCCCAAAAAACATGATCTCTTGGATGAAATAATAATCTGGGATACATACCAGAAACAAATATTTTTTCAGATTCATTATTATAATGATCAAAGAAAAAGTCATACATTTTTAACATACTTTCATGACTATATTTTTGATCAGATCTTATTTTAATTGCAAAATTAGATTCACATTTTTTAAGTCCATTTAAAGAAGAAATTATTTGAAGATTTCTATTTCCATTTCCATAAGAATCTGGATATTTATTTTTAATAACTTTAATATTATCCTTACAAATTTTTATTTCTTCATCTTCCCAACATGAAACAATGACATTATTGACAAAAGGTAATTTCGAATAATATTCAACTATTTCATTAGTATAATGATAATACTTACCTTGAACTACGATGTCAAATTTTTCTTTTATCATAATTTATACCTCAATATCTATTTTTTTCATATGTTCAGAAATCAGATTATAATAATATGGGGAAACTTGATGCTCAGATAAAATTTCTAAAAGTAAAGATTTTGATTCTTCTGTCTTTCCCCACCACCAACCAGACAAAGATTTCTCAAACATAAGTCCATATTTACCTGGATATTCTACATCAGTTCTTAATGGTTTTTGATCAAAATTACAATATCTAAGTGCTTGATCAGAAACTACATAAGAATCTTGCCACCATGATCTCTCTTCAGAATATTTACTTAAGAGAAAATGTGCCTCTGGTCTATCAGGTCTATATGCTTGTGCTTGAAAAAGTAATGATCTTGAGCTTCCATCTCTTTCCCCTTGTTTTTTATAACAATAAGAACCACGAATTAGTGCTTCATAAGCAAGATCTTGATCCTCTGCTCTTTCAGCACATCTTAAAAAGAATGACAATGCTGGTGCAGTATGACCTTGATTTTCATACCATACGCCAAGATTAAAATTATGTTCGGCATTTTCAGTATCTAAAGAATAGTCAGTTAATAATTGTTCAAGTTCAGTTTTTATAATATCATTAGATAAGTTTAGTTTCATCCAATAATTCAAAACAAGTTCTCTTGCAATCTTATGATTTGTCTTATGTCCATCCTTCACATCATCATCATGACCAACAAATGTTGAATTGAAATTTAAGTTTTCAACAAATAAAGGAATAGTGTAAGTTTTTCCCACTGATGCAAACAATATATTTTCAATGAGAGGCATAATATCTGCGTTGGGTATTTCTAATAAGTAAAACTCATCTTTGATATAACTATCAATTATTTTTTTCGCATAATCACGAGTTAAAATATAAGCAGTAACTCCCCAATCATCCCATTGTCTTTCACGAAGTTCAAAAGTATCAAAACTATTTCTAATGGTAAACAACTGAACACACTCAGCATCTTCAGGAATTTTTTCAATAAATTCGCCCCAATTAAAATTCCAAAATGGAACTGTGTCTAAACTTAAATCGTCTTCACAAAAGAATCCATAGTCGTCTTCAGTATTTTCATACCAATCTCTAATTGCTTTTAAATGAGAAACACAACATCCTTTCGTTCCATCATTCAATTGATAGGCATACTTTCCAATAACATTATCTTTATCATCAGAATCAGCAAATCTTTTTGATTTAATTGCTTTTGAAATGATATCATATTGTTTAAATTGTTTTTCCAGTTCAATTTGTCTATCAACACTTTCTTCAAGAGTTATATAATAAACTGTTGGAAAATTTTGTAATTTAGATTTATCCACTTTATTTTCAGATGCTTGATAATAATTATGTTCAATGCTTTCAATATACCATTTTGTATTAGGTTTTTTTACTTTACGATTTAAAATAAATTCTTTATTTTTTTCAGTATAATGAGACACTAAAGCATAATCTACTTGAAATGGTAATAAATCAGGAGAATATTGTTCTCTCATTATATCATAAAAGTATTTTTCATCACGAATAGTATAGTCTTTACTATGCTCAATTCTTTTTTTATCTGAATGAGGTATATGCATAACTCTATAATCAAAGTTTAATTTTTTGTGATTTAAATTTAACTTCTCCAACTTCAAAGCAATTTCACCATCTTCCCATCCATAACTTTGTATAGATTCATCAAACCCATTTACCTTTAAAAAGTTTTCTTTACTGACAAAAAGTAATCCTTTCAAGTATTTAAAAAATTGAGAATGACTATTGGCATAATTTACTATCATATCAGCATTTAATGCCGAATAATTTATCATTCTATGTCCAGTTTGCTCATCAATATATTCTATATCTTGAACCTCAATGTTTCCAGTTAAAAATGAATTTTCATCAATCATATAATCTTTAAAAAAATTATAATATGGATTGATCAAATAATCACAATCAACTTTTAAGATATATTCTCCTGTAATCATAGAGGCAGCAAGATTTAATGGTTGAGAAAGATTAAAATGTTCTTTACCGTCTACTCTAATAATTTTAATTCTATCATCTAAAGACAATAAATCATCGATTGGATCATCAGAACTCCAATCAACAATAATAATTTCTTTTACTTCATCAAACATGATCCAAGAGTTCAATGAAAGTTTGAGAGCATTATATCGATTCTTACAAGCACAAATTAAAGAAATATTTTTATTCTTATTATTTGTTCTCATATAAAAAGCGTCACCAAAGACCTGACTGTAATACCATTCAACTTCTACTCTTTCAAATCCTTGTTTTAAAAGAAACTCATCTATTTCTTCTATTTTAGCATTTCCCTCATAGACTTCATCACGATTAACTTCACAAAAAATATAATTAATATTTTCAAGTGTTTTTATTCCACCCTTAAAGACTTCAAGTTCATATCCTTGAACATCAATAACCATCATATTATAATTTTTATAATTATAATCATCAAGTTTTTTCATTTCAACTTCTTCAGTTCCAATAAATGAAACTTCTGGATGAACAGTTAAATGAACTTTAGGATTTAATACAGAACTACTTTGCCCCTCATTATCACTTACATTCATTACAACTTTTTTATTATCATTACCTAAGGCAACCTTATGAGCAACAATATTGCCATTAGTTTTACTTATATTTTCAGTTAGTATTGAAAAATTATTTGATAGAGGTTCAAATAAAACTATATTATTTACGTTGTACTTTTGATAGTCAGAAATTACATTTCCATAATGACCACCAATATGTAAAATTCCAGTAATATCTAAATTATATTTTTTATAGACATAATCAAAATCTAATATCATTTTATTCTCCTATCATTTCAGCGGTGTAATTTTGCGATGTTAATTCAGTAATGTCCCAATTTGTCTTGGGTTGAATATAGTAATGTTCAATTGGATTATAAAATACATTCAGATTATGATTAATATGATATTGTGTTACAAGATATTCTGTGTTCCATTTTAATTCATCTCCAGAAAATTTGCAAGTCATATTATATTTTTCTTCGTCGGTTAAAATTTCTTTTTGATATCCAGAAAAATTAATAATTCTTTCTTTATTAGAATGTGGTATATGAATTATACTATAATCTAAATTTAGTTTCCTTTTTTCAAGACCATACATTTCTAATCGTCTTTCAACTTCACCGTCTTCTCCGCCATAATATTCTCCCATATTTTCATTCCATCCCCCAACATCTTCTAAAAACTTTTTCTTTACAATAAGAAGTCCTCTGAGATATTTGAAGTATGGATGAACTGTATGATCAACACTCAAATCAGTGTCGCCGCAAACAAAAGAAAGATCATTGATAGGATAATAATCAAAAATATTCCAGTATGGATTTAGAATATAATCACAATCAACTTTCATTACAAATTCTTGAGTACAAAACTTTAATGCTAAATTTAAAGGTTGTGGTTGATTAAAAAAGTTTTGATCATTAACTCTAACTACTTTAATTTTTGAACTAAGTTCTGTAATATAATCAATCGGTTCATCTGAACTCCAATCAACTATTATAATTTCTTCAATTTCATCATATAATAACCAAGATTGCAATGAAATTAATAGAGGTTTAATTCTATTTTTACATGCACAGACAATAGAAACTTTCATATAATTGTTAAACCTTGCTATACGTATCTTGGTTGGTCCATAATTGTTCCCTCCCGGAAACTAAAACTTTTTTATACTCATATTCTTCTAATAATTGATATATTAATTCAACCGATGGTATATTTTTATCTGGAAGTCCATATTCAAACTGTATAAAAGTTATTTTTTGTTTTTGAAGAAGATTTCTTGCGCCCGAAAGTATCTTATATTCAGCACCTTCAGTATCAATTTTTAAATAATCAATTTTTTCTAAACCTATTTCTAAACATAACGTATCTAAAGTTTTACATTCAATCTCTTGTTCTTTCACATTATAATTACTAAAACACTCCTGCATATAAAAACTAGAGATTACATGATGAACTCCAGGAAAAAATATTTTTTCAATTCCATTCTTATCAGAAAGTCCAAGTTTTAATAGATCAACTCTACTATCATTTTTCCATCTATTTTCATAAGTTTTCCAATGTAAAGGTTCAATACCAATACATTTTGCTTCATTGAGATTTTTTAAAATAAGAAAAGTAAAATCATCATTCCAATTTTCAACCCACTCTGCATTATTTAATTCAACTATTGGATCAATATTACAACCCACATCAATCACTAGTGAATCTTTAGGTAAATATGGAATTGCAAAATTAATACAATTTTTATAATCTAAACTCATTTATAAAATCCTTTACAACTCTTTGAGGAACTCTAAGCAAGTAAGCAGCATTATCCTGAAAACCAAATGTCATTAAGTAATCATCACCATACTCACACATACCAACAGCAAATTCAATCTCAGCATTCATGAAGGAAAATCTTGGAGAAACTTTAATTATATTCCAATCCTCATCCCAAACAACAAATCTATGGCAATAAGTACCGTCCTTTCTATCTTGAGGACTTCTAAACAAAAATGTCTCATGATTTAAAGTGATATGTTGATTAGTTTCAAAAGGAATCACTTGAGATCCTCCTCTCAAATCAATGCACCCTAAGTCTTTCCACTCTCTAACAAAAACTTGCTCTGTTGTGTTTGTTTCAATATTATATTTTACAACCTCCGTTCCATTAGTCCATTTGACAAAATGAAATGGCATATCCAAGATAGGCATCCAATTTTTTTCACAATAAGAACTATCATCTCCTGGAGTTGGAATACGATATTGATTAATTTCTTTTACACCATTCTCAGTAATTTCAATCTCAGAAAGTTCCATTCGACCAGTTCCAACAGTATCAAGATCTCTTCTAACACCACAAATATATAGTTTCCTATCCCAACGAACAATTCTTGCATCCTCAAGTCCAACAAATTCCCAAAGTTCTTTATCTGGAAAATTTGTAGTATCGATTTTGTGATGCCATTTGATTCTCATATTTTCATCTAACTCACACATGTAGTTCCATGTGCGAAGATGAAGATCATTCTCTGGATGAATATAAATCAATGGACCCCAATGGTGCTCAAATTTTTTCTTTTCAGAATGATATAAAGTGTAATTAATGTTCCTTAAATTCAAAAGAATTCTGCCATTGTCATTGTAGACAGATGGATTGGTAAGTGATGGTCCTTTTAAATCACTCGCAGGAAGAATTAAAGGATGAATAGATCCACCATTTTCCAGTGCAAGTTTTGCAAAATTATTCATAAGATTGAAAATAAATAAAGAAATATATGGAAAAATTATGAGCAGTTTTTTGAAAAAAGGATGGTATTATATTCCTAATATTATCACAAAAGAGGAAGCTTTGCAAATCAAATATAAAAATTTGATGGGAGCCATACATGATTTAGGTGGGTTAAAAACTCATTATGATCCAGAGAGAGGGAATGTGTTAACTTGCTATGCCCCACCAGCATGTGCATTTGTAATGAAAAGAATTCAACCAGTCTTAGAGAATCTTGTAGGTGAGGAACTCATACCATCTTATTGGTTCTCTACGACATATCATAATAAAGGATGGATGAATTGTCATACAGATCGTCCTTCTTGCGAAATCTCAGTCACGATGAACATCTGTGGGGATGCTGCATGGCCAATTAAACTTAAGGACTTAGAAGGTAAAAAACAATCAGTCGTAACTCCAGTTGGATGTGGTTTAGTATATCTTGGGATGGATGTACCACACTGGAGAAGTCCGATGAGAACTCATGAGAATGATAGATTTATGCAACTTTTTCTTCACTTCGTAAGAAAGAATGGAAAGTGTGCAGAATATGCGTATGATAAAAATCAAAAATGTTATCAATTACTTAATGGATCGTGAATCATAGGAATAGATTTTACTTCATCAAACCTACCATACAAAGCATTAATTTCAGAATGTCCTTGAAGTTCAGTTGGTAAAGTTGGAAATCCTGTTGGGAATGTTTGAGAATTTGGAAGATCTCTTAGATTTTGTCTCCAAGTTTTGAACTCTGCAGATACAGATTCACTCTGTTCTAAATCTCTAATAACCATCCAATCAGTCACTTCTAATATTCTATCACGAATTTCTCTGAGAATATTATATCTTTCTTGTGTTCTATGAGAATCAAAAGTAGAAATTTCAGAATCCCATTCTTGCTGTGTTAAAATTTGAAGACCTTCCGACTCTTCAAGAATATAAGACTCTCTATAAATCACATCATAGACAGTTTCTGTTCTTATTTCTCCAGTTGGTTCTACATCTGGACGTTCAAAAACAGGAACTTCAACTTGCCTTTCAGTTGAACTTACGATTGTAATATTTGAATTATTCTGATACTCAGTAAGTTGTTCTTGAGAAACAGTAACTTCATACTCAAAATGATCAGGAACTTCTGATAAGAAAAAAGGAACTCTTTCTTGAGTAAAAAGAGAAATCTTTGTTTCTAATCCTTTAATATTAGGCATCATCAAACCATATGGGGTGTCGATTGCCCACCCACCAGTCTCACGATTGATCCAGTAGTGTTTGATGAGTTGAGTCATTTTTAATAAACCTCTATATTGTATTTATCGGCAAGTTCTTTATCCACCTCTTCTTTTGTTTTAAATCCTTTGACTCTCATCCAAGTCACAAGAGTATAACGATTTCCAGAAGTTACAGGTTCTACCATATGTGTGAACCATCTTGATGATGGGAAGCATACAAGAAGTCCAGGTTCTGGTTTAATCTTAATTCTTAAATCAGGAAAAGAAAAATATCCACCTTCAAAATCATCGTTTAGAAAAAGAACTGTGGATAAATCACGATCAATTGTCTTTTTCCATATTTGTGTTCCATCTGGATTTGTCCATAAACCTTCAGCATCATTGTGAGGTTTATAGTGCCCTCCAGGTTCATAGCAAAGTAGTTGAGGTTCTTCACTATCTCTGACTTCAAATTTATAAAATGGATTGATCACATTTTTTACAATATCATCAAGAAGACCTTTAACTTGCGGAAAGACTGGAAGAAGATCTGCACACTTTACGTTTCTTGCATTTAGATCTATCTTGGATTGTCTTTCTCTTGTTTCATCACTCTTTTCAGCATCAAAGACTGCCATTTGCTCCTTATGAGAACTTATCATATGATCTGTCAAAAACTTTAATCCTTCCCCTGTTACAACTTTAGGTTGAATTAAAACATTCGCAAGAATATCATTCATAATAGAATAGTATAGATATTTTTATTTAGTTTGAGTTTGAGAATGGGTAAGATTATCTTTACCAGGAAGACTCATAGTTTCATTTGAAAAATCAATTCTTGAAACAGTATTAACTATAGGAAACCAACCACCAATAAAATACCCATAAAAATTACTTGAAACTGTTGAATGTCTATATCTTGCAGTCGGTAGATTTTTTCCAGGAGGACTTAGAGTATCATTTGAAAAATCCAATCTATTGATTGTGTTCAGTGAAGTTGGTCCAAGACCTCCACCAAAATATCCATAAGAACTGCTAGAAAGTGCTGCTAATTCATAATTGTTTATTGGCAATTTAGTCGAAGGAGAACTTGTAGTTTCGTTAGAGAAGTCAAGTCTTGTGATATTAGAGACAGCAGTAGATGGTGCCACAGTTAAACCACCACCAAAATATCCATAAGAATTATTCATAACTGTTGCCATACTGTCTATACCAAACTCCAATAATTGACCTGATATATTGTTTATATTCTCAGTAGAAAAATCAAGTCTTGTAATAGTACACAATCTAAGTGCTGGTACAGGTGGAGAAGATCTAAATCTATAACCTCCACCAAAGTATCCATAATTATTACTAGAAACTCCTCCACAATTAGTATTTACCGTTGGTAAATCTTTTCCAGGATCACTTACAGTTTCATTGGAAAAATCAAGTCTTGTAATTGTGCAAATTCTAGTAGTTCCTGGGGTGTATCCACCACCAAAATATCCATAATAATTACTTGATGTTGCTCCAGAAAACCTACCCCTCACTGCTGGTAAATTTTTTCCAGGATTACTTATAACTTCACTTGAAAAATCAAGTCTTGATACTGTATTAACATGCGGTGGTGAAAATCCACCAATCATATACCCATAAGTCTTAGAACCACGGAATATTGATTGTCCACCAGAGAGTGTAGACATACTTCTTGTTCTTATAGACAATTGAATGGAGGGTGAAGATGTCATTTCAGTTGAAAAATCAATTCTAAAAATACTACAAGTAACACCAGGAGAAACTAATGGAGCATATCCCCCACCAAAATAACCAAAATAATTACTTGAAATTCCTTGTGTAGATGTTGATCTTAATCCAGATGGTAGATTATTTCCAAGATTACTTATATTTTCTGTTGAAAAATCAAGTCTTGATATGGTACTAATGTGAAGAGGAGAATTATCTCCACCAACAATATACCCATAAGAAATAGATGAGGTTCCACTAGCAGGTGCACGAGCAGTGCTTAAATTTTTTGCAGGTAAAGATGTAGTTTCAGTAGAAAATTCTAAACGAGCAATAGTAGATATTTTACTGTTAGGATCGTACCCACCACCAAAGTAACCATACAAACCTAATTTATCATAAATTGCTGCGTGATCACCTCTTGTTGCTGGTAAATCTTTTCCAGGAAGACTTATAGTTTCATTTGAAAAATCAAGTCTAACAATTGAGCAGACATAAACAGCAGGAACGAAACCACCAACAACATAACCATAGGAATTATTATTTATTCCTCTTGAGGTAATTCTAACTGTTGGTAAATTTTTTGCAGGAAGACTCAAAGTTTCATTCGAAAAATCAAGGCGCCTAATGACACAAGAAGTAGGAACTCCTTGACTCCCACCAGCAAGATAACCATAAGAACTATTAGGATTGGAAAAAGAATCCATATTGCTAAAGCCACCATCAAGAGGAGCTACAGTTGGCAAATTTTTTCCCGGTAAAGATATTACATCAGTGCTAAACTCCAATCGATTAACTGTAGAAACCACTAAAAATGGAGGAATTCCACCACCTATAAAATAACCATAAACAGCAGACTCTGGCCAGTATTTAAAAGTATTTTGTGATATATTTTTAACTTGAAGTGCTCTTGCTTCTTCTAAAGAAAATACTGGCATTATATACCAAAGATAGAATATCTAGGAGTTTGCTTTTTCCAAAACTCCATGTTCTTGTATTTATTCAATACATACTCACTTAAGAACTTTGTGTTGTCCCGATGTATCTTTTCAACCTTATTTCTTACACTATGCATATGTTCTAAACGATAAACTTCATCATTCTCATCAAACTTTGGTTTTACATTTTCAAAAGTATGAGTAAATCTTGGAAGTTCTAAAAAGTCATAAATGCGATTAAGTTCTTTTTGTGATTGAGAAACTAAATCATCATACTCAACCAACAACAAATACTTATCATTACCCTTACGAAATGCTTCTGAAAGTGCGTGATACGATTGTCCAATAATACCTTGCGGGGACATTAGATAATCAGCACGATTATCATTATTGATTTCTATATTATTTTTAATAAGTGCTTCGTCAATAAAAGAAGTTGTCTTTGAGTGATAAACAAGATTTAAAAATGAAGAGATAATATCAGGAATACTTCTGACTGGACAAATAATCTTTGGTTCTTTTGTAATGTAATCTTGAATATGTTCTATCTGATTCACCCAACCTCTGGACTTATCAATGATAATATTCTGAGGGGTATTAAAATAATA